GTGACGATAGAACTTCAAGACACCGGCGAAGTCCTGCGGCTGAGGAAAACAGGGGAATTCTCAGAAGCCCTTTTTTCTCTGGCATACGCCCTCACAGTTCATAAGAGTCAGGGCTGCGAGTGGAGAAAAGTAATAATCGTCCTGCACAAAGACCATAGCATCATGGCATTCAATGAACTTCTCTATACCGCAGTGACCAGAGCATCTGAGAAGGTGGTTTTGATTTCCAAACAATTTATGATTGATAAGGCCATAGCGAACCGCAGACTGAAAGGAAATTCCATAGCGGAAAAGATCGAATACTTCAACGCAAACATGACGCTGAATGGTGTATCCTGTGTTAAGAAGTTCTAACTTGAGAGGAAATAAAAATGGATGACATGAAAAGAAGTATCTATATGTTGGCTTTGGAAAAGATAAGCAGTGGGAAGGAAAGATGGGTCTGTACAGCATTAAGAGAAGCCTTCGTAGAGATTACAGGCTATAACCTACGAGACTCTCCAGAGAGTGAAATGGTAGAGATTTTCTCGGAATTTTTCAATTTATACGATGCGATACTTTGGTATAAAGGGAGAAAATCGATACCTTCTAGCTTTCTAAAAAACGGTGAGACGCGCTCTAGCTGGTGGCAGTTTGCTTGGCGAGAGCCAAGAATGAAAATCCTTAATTGCATACTATGTCATCATTAGAAGAACTTCTAGCAGCGGCAAAAGCGAGGAAGGCACTCAAGGAAAAAGGAACTCCTTTGAGTGTTTTCCTTTTACTAATTTCTAGAGGAGATCCAAAAGACCTAGCATACACGATAGCGTTTCTATATCAGTGGATGGCACCAATAGTCGCGCCACCTGAAATAAAACCAAGAGCTTTAACAATGTGGGAATGTGTTCCAATGCTACAGTATATAAAGAACTGGACAGGAATCCCGCTTTCAGTAATTTACGACACAGGAAAGAATATAAAATGGCAGAAGTTTCCGTGGTGAGGAACCTCACTTCCGCAGTGAAGAATTTTACAGCAAGAAATGTAACAAATAAGATGCAAAGGGCTACGATCTGTGCGATTTTACGTAGCTTTTCACTAACACTTGAGGAGGAAAGCAAACTTCTTGTTTTCGAAACTATTACGGAGGTAATGAAGTATGATCAAGACAAACGAAACTGATCTTGATTTTGAGCTAGAGGATGATGAATTTGATGAAGAAACGGGCGTAGAAAAAGTTTCCTATCAAGAAATCCTACAAGACGCCCTAGCAGCGGAAGATGCAGGATATCTGATTACAATCGCAAAAGATTCTCTCGCAATTGTTCAAAAGGGAATCATAAACGCCAAGAGTGCCGCTAGAAAAAGGGCACATAGCAAAGGAATTCCCTGGGAAGCAGTCACTCTGCGGTTCAAAGTGAAAGAAGATGAAGCAGACCCTGATTGGATTGATCTTCGTGTCTTTGCAACCAGACGTGCTACAGTTCTAGTAAGACGAAGGCCAGTATCACGAGTAAAATTGGCCGAACTGTCGAAAGTTGATCTCTCAGAGGAATGACGATCGGCGATCGGCGTTAGCTATATCCAACCTTGTGAAACAAAGGAAGAAAGAAATGGCACTCTCAAACCACCAACACTATCTGGCAAGTGAAGTATAAAGAATGCAAGAATTAACACAGGAAGCACATGAAATCAAACTTAGAGTCGCACAACTCTCAGAGCTTTCAGGAACGGACCTAAAAGCGGAAATGGATGATCTGAAGATGGTACTCCTAAAGAATCCGGCAGCATGTGAATTGCTTCTTCCTGAAGATATCGGAATGGCTGTCGCTGCAATCAAGAGACTGGTGGGAACTGCAATTGCAGCTGCGACAAAAGAAACTCCGTCTTCCCGCAGGAAAGGAAGCACGAAAGTAGATCTTTCGATTGATCTTTCTTTAGACTAGCCGATATGAAACCTTTTCTCAAACTCCTAGTTACCCTCCCCGCCTTGCCCTTAGTAATAATCGGGTTCCTTTGGGGTTTTATATATTACTCAGTGAGCGCCGGCTTTAGTTCATTTCTTCCAACCGCACAGAAACTGTATAAACCGGAGGAGAAAAAGGAATGAGTGATCCGTGGAAAGACGCTGTTCTAAATGCGATGAAATCCTACAACATGGATATTGCACATTATGAGAACGAGCCAGATAATGCAGTCTGTGACCTCTTGTACATGCATACAAATGCAGAAGTGCACAGAGCAATGATGGATTACTTTTCAAAAGAAGGAGATAGCCAGGGATGAACGTCATCACAGATAAAAAACAATTAAAGGTCCTGATTACGCTTAGTCAAATGCATACAGATATCTCAACGGATGAAGTATTTGAAATGTGGTTGGCTAGAATCGTAGAGATGAGCGGAGAGGAAGATGAAGATAAGACTGTCCAACTCAGCACTTGAAGAATACCTAACCTGTGAGAGAAAGTTCGAACTCAGGCGACTCCTGGAATCCTATCAAGGAAGAAAAACCAACGAGCATTTTGCTTTCGGACATGCTTATGAAGCAGGATGTACGACGTACATTCTAACTGGTTATCAGGACAAGGCTGTGTGGGATGCTTACCTGGCTTATCACGGGATGGAAGATGACGTAATCTGCATTCCAGAAACCGCCAGAAAGAATGAAATGGTGGCAGTAAATTTAGTCCTTGCATCGATGTATAATCTCGACACGATGATGGAAGAATGGGAAGTCGCCACCTTTCAGGATAAGCCCGCTGTGCAACTTTCTTTCAGAATCGACATCGATGATTTGTTTTATTATGTAGGGTATGTCGATCTGGTAATGAGGAACAGGTACAGCGGAAAGTACATGGTTAAGGATTTCAAAACAACAGGACTTCAGCTCCTGACTCTTGACCCTCTGTATGCAAACAGTCCGCAGCTCATTGGCTACAGTATAGTCATCGATTCTGTAGTCGGAAAGGAGAATAGTGATTATGACGTAGGTTATTTCGTCGGCCAGCTCGGATCTGGTAATGGTTTCCAGCCTAAAATCCATGACTTGCTTTTCACAAAGAGTCTAAAGGATAGGCTTAATTTTTTCATCACACTCGGGATGGATGTGGAACGGATGCGGCGTCAGCTCGATATGGGAATCTTTCCACAGCGTTTGGCTGGATGTTTGCATTATAATAAGCCGTGTTTTCACTTTGGAGGATGCGGACTCCACTCCCTCGACAGAAGGAAAGTTCAAGAAGAGGACACGAATGAGTATCAGTTCACGTTCAAATTGGAAGATTTGATTCAAGATCACTTGGAAAGGATTATGGAATGAATAAACCAGGCGGGAAATATCAAAAAGCAGTAGAGTATCTTTATGATTTTGGTATGAGAGTGCAATACCGTTTTCGCAACGACAATAAAGTCTGGAATTCAGCCGATAGTCCCTCCTTCCTCTGGGACTTTGTAGACTATCGTATCAAGCCGAGTGAGCTGAAATCCGAGATTAAATTCGCAAAATCAATTCTGAGGGCACGGAAATGGAAACACAAGAAACCGTTGATAAGAATATCGGAATAGTAGAAACCATACTCTCGGAAAGGAAAAAAACACATGGCAATTTCCGAGACCATGCAAGGTGCACGCAAAGACTAAAAGCGGTTCTGCGTGATGAACTGGAAATCATGGGAAAGACTCTTACGATGGAACAACAGGAAGCTCTGGATATGGTCTTTCATAAAATCGGAAGAATGGTTGCTGGCAATGCAAATCTTATTGATCATTGGGATGACGCCGCAGGGTATTCCACGCTAGTGGCCAAAATTCTTAGGGGAGAGCTGTAAAATGACGCGAGAAGAAAGGATAAAATGTCTTAACAGCATGATTTCAGACCTTACTATTGAGGTAATTGCAAACGAGGTTCCAACTAAAGAACGACATTTTCTTCAGTTAGAACTAAGTATGCTGGAGCTGGCAAGAAAACTAGAGAGTGAAAACGCTTGGCAGGAGGAAAGGAAATAAAAACATGCCTATAGAGAGCTGGCTTCTAGAATGTGCGCCACATAAAGTGAAAAAAAAAATGTAAACATTGTGGAGCAGAAAACCCTGACTTTATGCGCGGGCAGGTTCAAAGTTTTTGGAGAAAATTCTTTGGACTAGCATATTGCGCAGTAATTTGTCACAAATGCAATATGTTCACAGGATGGGAGAAGCCGTAACATACATGATAATACATATTAAGGAAATAAAAACATGGACATGCTAGCTCTTAA